AAAAGCAAAGAAGAAAAAGCGCGTCGCGTTCCTCTTGATCAAATCATGGACTCGGAAAGCATCCGCAGGCTCAAAATGAGAGGGTCTGATCTCGAACTTCGCATTGCTCAACTTATCACTGATGCAAAATTAAAAGGCAACGATGCAGAAGTTGCAAGCCTTGAAAATGTGTCCAAGGCTATTAAGGCTCAATTGGAATTTAATGCCGCGAGAGAATACGTCTCAGAATTGATAAATAAAGAAGGCGAACTTCTTGCTAACAAATCGTTAAACGAGATTCAATTTGCCAATAAGCTTGAAGACGCCAAGACAGCAATGTATGTGGCGGAAAATAATCTAAAGCAGGCATTTCTTGATTTACAAGTTAATGAAAACGAACTAGCGAAAGAAGCAATTAAGGATGCGCAAAAAAGACTAGACCAGCAGCGTGAATATAACAGGCTTCTTGAAGATGCAAAAATTGAGGCTGGCTTAATTAATCCTCAACAGGCTGCAATTCTCTTGCAGCAAAGAGGGTTTGAGGACGCTCAGAGAAGAGCAGTAGAAGCTGGGCAGGATCCCGCTGAGCTTGCGGCCATTCAAGCTGCTATTCCACAAGCCGGCTCCCTTCAGGAAAGTATTAAAAATCTTCGTCAAGAACTAGAAAAGCTTGCATCAACGCAAGAGATGGTTAAGTTCTCTGCCAATGCCATCGGGGATGCATTTGCCACTGCATTTAAGGATGCCATTACTGGTGCTGCAACTGCACAAGAGGCGCTGGCAGGATTCTTCCGAAATCTTGGTAGTGCCTTTGCCGACATGGCGGCTCAGATGATTCAGAAGATGATCACCATGTACATTTTGAATCAGGCATTGAATATCCTCCCTGGCATGAGCGGCGGCACTTCTGGTTACGCAAGTGGCAACGTTGCAGCAAATGCTTTCCAGACCAACACTCTCGGTCTCGGACCAAGCCTTGGCGCTCTTGGCTCAGCAGTTGGTTTTACTTTCGCCAATGGAGGCGTCGCGCCTGGTGGTTTCAAGGCATTTGCTTCTGGAGGCGTCGTTACAGGCCCCACGCTTGGCCTCGTAGGCGAAGGTCGTTACAACGAAGCAGTGGTGCCCCTGCCTGATGGCAAGAGCATCCCCGTGCAGCTTGGAGGCGGGGCTGGTGGCGACATCTCCACTAACATCGTCGTTAACGTTAGCAATGGCCAGGCATCTTCTCAAATGAGCGGCAATGGTGGGCAGGCATTAGGACGTGAACTAGAAGGAGCTGTAAGGCAGGTTATCCTTAAAGAGACGCGGCCTGGTGGTCTTATTTATTCGGCGCGATAATTATGGCTCAACCAACATTAGTTCTGGAAGTTGAATATGGACTAACCGTGCGTCGCGGCACTCGCGTTAGGCGCGTGCAATTTGGCGATGGTTATGAGCAAGTGGTACCAGACGGTGCTAACACTGATATGCGCACCTATGACATCCGTACAGTGCCAATTAGTGACATTCAAGCACAAGCTCTTGATGATGACCTTTCTGCATTGTCTGGTGATTTCTTTTATGCTCAGTTCTTTCAAGACGATGCACAATATAAATACAGACTATTTCCTAATGAATGGAGCTGGCAAAGCTTAGGCCCCAATTCAAACATTGTTTCATTTTCATGTCGGCGTCATTACGATGCGAGGGAATAATCAATGACCATTCAAGCAGACATTGGTCAATCATGGCATGATGCCATCATTGAACTTTTTGAACTAGATCTTTCTGGTATTACTGGCACTGCTGGTGATAAATATTATTTCACGGCTAATTTAATGCCGGACAATAGTAAGGTGCAATGGAAGGGGAATATTTACGAGCCTCTTCCCATTGAAGCTAGTGGCTTTGAACGCACAACTAATGGACAAATTCCGCAGCCAGAACTAACAGTGGCCAATGTTTTAGGAACATTAGCTTCAGTGGTGAATTCTCTTGACGATTTGGTGGGCGCGAGAGTGACACGTCGCCGGACATTGTTGAAATATTTAGACACTGGGACAAGCCCCGATAGTACGCAAGAGTTTCCTGATGATATTTTTTACATTGAACGAAAAATTGCAGAAAGTAGCATAACAATTACGTGGAGCTTGGCCAGCAAGATTGACCTTGAAGGGCTTCAGCTTCCGAAACGAGTTATTACGCAAAATTACTGCTTATGGGAATATCGCGGAGCTGAATGTGGCTATAACGGTCCTGCAGTGGCAAATGAATTTGACAGGCCAATTACATCTGTTAGCGCTTCTTCTGCTGCTGGGCAAGCTTATTTAGACGCTTATGAAGATTTTGATAAAGCAAAATCTAAGCTTGCCAATGCAGAAGCAAAGAAGAACAATCTCTTGGGGCAAAAAGAAGCAGCATGTGACGTGGATGCCGCTGACGTTGAACAAACTCTTTTTATCTTTAGAGAAGGGCTAGACAAAGATTATTCATTCGTCATTCAAGACGGCGATGGAAATACGATAGTGGCAATTTGGGACGGTGCAGCAGTGAGCGTAACAGGTGATAAACCTCCTTATCGACCAGACTTCAAACAACGCACGGGGAGAGGGCCTGGTAGCGGAAGGAATGGTACAGGAGCAAGATATTCTGTTGTTCAATATGTGGCCACGGAAGGAGGCGGGCTTTCCATGGAAACCCTGCCTGTCACGAATAATACATTCGCGATTAAAGATTACGGCAAGAATCCCGTGCTTATTGTTAATGGACGCATTCGACCAGTAAGGTCTCCAGGCTCTGCTGGATATGACATTGGCTCCTACGTTGATGCTGGATATGCTCCCATGAGAAGCATCGCAGAACTTAGCTATGGAGGCAGTCGGTGTGCATCTCTGACCAGTAAATATGACAATGCAAAAGATGCTTATGATGACGCGCTTGTTGAATACAATGCAGCACTGAGTGCTTTAAATGCTGCTTACGCTGCTTTGCCATCAGGCGATGAAGTGAGCAAGGCCGATAGATGTGGAAAACGCCTGCAGAGTTGTCGCTTGCGATTTGGCATTAAAGGCGCTTTGCCGTTCGGTGGATTTCCTGGGGCAAATCTTACACGATGATCAAGCTTTCAATTAAACAAGCCATTGCAGGGGAGGCTCGCAAGGCATTTCCAAATGAATGCTGTGGTTTTGTCGTGAATGGAGAAGTGGTGCCATGCGAAAATGCCCATCCCTTTCCATCGGAAAATTTTGCTATCGCTGCTGAGGACTATGTGAGAGCCTGCGCAAGAGGCGAAATTGAAGCTGTGTATCATTCACACATTGAAGGAGTGAGGGGCTTCTCCGTGCCTGACGTGAGGGCTTGTAAACAAAGTAACTTGCCTTGGATTGTATTTCATATGGGCACTGCAGATTTTTACTACGCTGATCCGTCCGGGAAAGCGCCCTATGAAGGGCGCCAATGGGTGTATGGCATTCATGACTGCTATGCAATATTGCGAGATTTTTACAATCGTGAATTTGGCATTCAACTAGATGATTTTGAGCGCGGAGAAGAAAATGAATGGGAAAGCAAGTCTTGGACGATGTTTGTTGATAATTACCGCGATCAAGGCTTTTATGAGATTGAGCGAGCAGAGCAAAAGGGCGATTTTTTGTTGATGCAGATTAGTTCGCCATCGCCCAATCATGCTGGCGTGGTCGTAGGGGATGGTTGTTCGTTCTACCACCACTTAATGGGGCGCTTGTCAGAGAAAAGTGTTTATGGAGGATATTGGGCTAAAGTAACAGCTAAGGTGCTGCGACACAAGGACGTAAGACTATGAAGCGGCGAATGGTGGAAGTAAAGCTATTGGGCGAATTGGGGCGTCGTTTTGGTCGGTCCTATCGCTTTATGGTGCATAATCCTCGTGAGGCAATTTCTGCATTATGCAATCAACTGGATGGCTTTAAGGATTATTTTTGCAAAGCCCACGAGAATGGCGTTGGATTTAAGCTTATCAATAATGATCCACAAGGCATGGATTATGACGAAGTAATGATGAGCTGTGACAGACTTGTAATTGCGCCAGTAATCGCTGGATCGGGAGGGCGTGGAATGTCAATTGGTCAAATTCTAGTTGGAGTGGCTCTTGTTGCCTTGGCTTTTGTACCCATTGGTGGTGGTGCCGCGTTTGCTGGCTTGGCTGCAGGGGCAAAAGCAATTGGAAGCTCCGTATTGTTCAGTCTCGGCGCATCTTTGGTTCTTACTGGCATTGCTGGACTGCTCACTCCTCCAGTTCAAACGCCTGGAAGCGATGCCGAGAAAAAGGATAGCTTTATGTTTGATCGGGCAGTAGAGCTTACCACCCAAGGTTATCCCATCCCATTGCTATATGGTCGATATCTTGCCGTGTCGCCTCTTACTATTTCCTCTGCAATTAGCACGGAAACTATCGCGGTTTGATGATGGAAGAAAAGCTTTCTGGTGATGTGCAACGTTGGAGCGTTAGCGGCTCTGGAGGTGGAAAAAGTGGTGGCGATGCTCCAACGGAAGATCCCGATACCTTACGAAGTAAGGCTAAGGCGAGTGTTTTGTCATTATTTTGCGAAGGCCCCATTCAAGGGTTTCCCGATGATTTCACTAACAAAGAACGAAATCAACGCATCTATTTAAACGACACACC